CTTTTTTAACTTTACCTGTTACAGCTGTTTTTAATTTTGATCCTGGGTTAGCTCTTCTATAAGCAGCTACACCTTTAGCTGTCATACCCGCACCAGATTTTGTAGACCTAAAGTTTTTCTTATTTCTTGCAGGCATGTTATCCTGTTTTCTCATGCCTACTTCTTCTTTTTAGGTTTTTTTGCTGTCTTAGCTGCTTTTTTAAAGTTAGCTGCTGTTGGTGCACCTTTAGCTCCAACTTTTCTCATCTTCTCACCACTACCTGCAGCGATTCTCTTTTTTTTAGCATGTATGTTTGCGTAAAGACCACGTTTTGCCATTATATTAATCCTTTGTAATATTTTTTATATGATTTGTTTCCAACTTCTACTCCACCAAGATCTCCTGAAATGTAACTTCCATTATAATCTCTTTGAGCCTGTTTAACCATATTGTTTTCTCCAGAGCCTTTAGAAAAATATTTTCTACCTTCCAACGCTGATACACTTGCTGTCTTTTCAGTTTTCTTCTTTTTTTTCTTACCAGAAAGTTGTTGAAGAAGTTTTTTAATATTTTTCTTAGACATTATTTATTTATCTTACCTGATTTTTTAGCTTTAGAACCAAACTTACCATAAGACTCATTAGCTGAATCTTTTAATTGCTTTTTAGTTCTTTTCTTTTTTATTCTCATTGCAATTGATTCATCTTTTCTATCTTTGAAACCTTGTTTCTTCTTTTTAACAGAACCACCTTTTTTATACATAGCTCCGCCTCTCATACCCATATCATCTTTGAAAAAACCAGATGCCATATCTTTTCTAGCAGTAGACATTCCACCACCCATTTTTTTTGTTCTTCCGCCATTCATCAAAGCTTGTCTTGATTGAGTGACTTGTTTATTAAATCTATTGTTTGCCATTATTTTTTTCCTCCGTTTTGTTTAAATATTTGTGTACCCTTTATACCATAAATACTCGCCACGACAAGGATCCATAAATTTGTGAACCATTTCGGGAGCTCCGAGAACATATCAAAAAACAATTTTACCTTGTCCATCGCTGTTGGATCGTCTGATACGACTGCCCAGGCCAGAATTGCTATGGGCAAACTTAAAATTATCAAAACGGCCTCGTCCTTCCAGTCCGATTGACGTGCTTCTAATAATTTTCCTTGGTAAGCTTCTTTTCCTTCAGCCATACGAGATGCGTGCATAAGCTGTGCATCTGACATAGCTATCTTTGTTTTCTGCTTGTTAGCATAAATTTTACTTCCAGCAGAAACGGCTAATTTAATTGCCGAAAACCACATGTTAGTACCAAGTTGCTGTTTTCTTTTTGTCTTTTAGCATTCTTTTAGTTCCTCTGACCTCAGTTTTGTCCCCTGTTGGTATGTAATTTCTTGGCATACCGTTTGCAGTGGTTAAAGATCTTGGATCCAACTCTATATTTTGAGAAGGAATGCCTATTTCAGACTGTGAAAAAGATTTATCTTTTTTATCCATAGTTTTCTCCTTATTTTATTTTAACTTATCCTACTTTTTTCTTTTTTGCCATTTTTTTCTTAGGAATTACGCCTCTAGCCATCAAAATGTCTTTTTTCGTAATTTTTCCATCTCCAGAGACATCAGGAAATGATTTTTTCTTTTTTTTCATTGTTTTTTTCATCTGTTTTCTCCTTCATATTTTTCTATTTCAACACTTGGCATCATTTTATCCACATTTGGGATAGATTTACCCAAGATTGTCTTTTCAATCGATGTATCAGCTCTTAGGTTTGCCAAGTCTTCGTTCTGTTCAAGCTTATCTTCTTGATTTTGTTGATTCATCATAGCTTTCATCTTATCAAGATTGATTCTTTCTTGTCCTTCAACCTTTTTACGTTCGTTATCTTGTGCTCTAAGATCTAATTCTCTTGCTCTTAACTTAGCAATTGGGTCATCACCAAAACCAGAAGTAACTTCTCTCTCTTCTTTTAAAAATTCTTCCATCATTTCAGCAATCAAGACAGCTTTTCTAGCTTCAATACGTAAAGTCATTTGTCTAAGTTGTTCTGCAACTTGTGGATTAGCTTGAGCCATCTGTTGCATCTGTTGCATTTGAGGGATCTCATCATCAAACTCTATTTCAATTTGTTCTTGTGCCATCAGACTTATATGCTCCATAATATTTTTCTCCATTGCAGCCATAATCATGGGATTGTTTTGTGCCATGTTAGTTGCCATAAAATTTAAATGAGAAGTCATATGTGCTCTATGATCTTGGCCCGGGAAAGCATTAAAAGGTTTACCTGATAAAGCCATAATGTTTTCTAAAGCAGGATCCATTGGAGCAGGCGGTTGAGGTTTCATTAAAATAGTATCAATATTTTTTACACCCAATGCTTCGTACATATGTCGATACGCTTGATACATATTGTGCATCTGCGGATTTGATTGTGCCAGCTGCAACTCTGTTTGTGCGAGGGAAATACGCTGAGTTTGAGAAAAGATGTTGGGATCGGCAACTGGCAATATATCTACTCTATCATCAAAGTCCATTTGTTTAATAAATCTTTGACCCCCAACTACGTCATACGGATATTCCGGTGGTAGATATAACTTGAATACTCTTGCTAATAATTTGAATTCGTTTTTCAAAGAAGAGTAAATTCTTTTGTGAATAGCAGACATAGTTCTGCTGCCACGTTCTAATAATGCAACTGTAGTTCCAACTGCTGCTTGTTGATTACCATCACCAACTTGTAGATCAGCAATTGATGCAAATCTTTGACCAGCGTTAACAACAATACCCATCAAGTTTAATAATGTAGCTGATGGTTCTTTGAATGGTAACATCATAAATGAATCTTTTAAGTTTCCACCTGGTGCATCTACATCTCTAAATTCACCTGGTTGAATTGACTGTGCATCATCTCTAATTCTAATACCACGCATTTTAAATCCAGCGGGTAAGTTAGATAAAGTTCCTGCATCCAATAATTGACGGAGTGCGGCAGTTGCAGTTCTGCTTAAACCGCCAATCATGTGGATTAGACCGAAGCCATAAAAGCCCAGTCCTGGAAGAAATTTGAAATGAGTAAAGTATGGAATTTTAGTTTTAGTTGGATCACCAATTTCATAGTTACGTCTAATAGATAAAACATTTCTTGTTGCTTCATCAACTGTTACTATGTATGGAATTTTAATTCCTGAAGGTTCACCTTCTTCATCAACATCTTCAAAACCTTCAATATCTAAATTAACATGGCATTCTAAAAGAGTATAGACATCATCATCTTGAGTTTTTTTTTGACCTTCTAATTCTCTTTCTTTTTTTTCAACGTCATCTTCAACTTGTCTTGGAGAACCAAGATCAATGTCTACATAAAAACCTGCTACTTGTTGTTTTTTTAATTCGTTCTTAGAAACCTTTACCCGATGGATGATTGCCTCTGCATCGTCTAATGAGGTAGCCGTGTAGGGTACAATCAAATCATCTGCCGGTACGAACTTTGATACTGCTTTTTTTGATAACTCATCGTAATAAGTTTTCTTAAAAGCTGACCCTGCTAATGGAAGATAGAATAGCATTTGATCAAAGTCGGGCTCATAGTCTTTCATTTTTTCCATGAGCTCATAGTTCATAAAATCTTTAACACGTTCTGCTTGTTTTGTTTTTTCTTCATTAGGTGCACCAATCACTTGAGTTCTAACTGGTCCATCTGCTGGAAGTAATTCTTTATAAGCTAGTGCTTGAAATTGAGTAACAGCTTCTGCAAGAACTGGGTGAGTTGCACCACTTGCTCCTTGAAAAGGTTCTGTTCTCATATCATATTTAAAACCTAATAAATCTAAACCTTGAGTGTAAGAACGTTCCCATTCTTTTCTACCCATTTGATAATCTTGATATTTAGCTGAAAGGTCTGAACCTATTTCATCTAAAACATTTTCTGGTAAAAATTCTGCTAAGTTTACGTAATGCTCGTCGCCACCTTCTGGTGAAACGGCTTTAGGATCAAAATCTATTTCAACTGATCCATCTTCTTGTTCATTAACTTCAACAGGCCCTGGAGCTTGTTCCAAATCCTCTTGAGTTTCAACTACTGTCTCTGCTACTGCTTCCTCACTAGGAAGTTCTATTGAGCCTCTTGGACTTTGAGTCAGAGACTTGTCTATTTTGTCTGCCATTTATTTTCTCCAGTTTCACTGTTTTAACAGTATTATAATTAATATTCAACCCCTGTGGCGTGGGTCCAGATTCAGGCGGCAGGAGCCAGGTCTTAGGGTATTTGTTACTCATCGTATGTATATTTTCTCATGTTTTCTAAATCATCTTCTTCAATGTATTCTTCTACGTCTTTAAGTTTGCCTTCTGCATCAGGTCTAGCGCTTGCTTCGTTATAAGTATAGCCTCCGGTCTCAGGGTCATAATCTAATTCCATTTGATTTTCTTTGTAAAGCATATCTCCATCTTGATCTATTTCTCTAATGATTGTTTTATTACCTTTTTCTGTAACAACATAATTATCTACTTGATAAACGTCTTTAAATTCTTCTGGTTTGTTACCAGTAAAATATTCCATTCCTTTTGTTTTAGCTTTTAATTTAACTTTAGCAATAAGATCCATTAAAAATTCAGGGACACCATCAGCACCTCTTCTAACTACTTCAGCTACTTTTGGTGCTTGAGTTCCAATATCAATAAATCTTCCAAGTAAAGGTATAGATGCAAGTCCACCCATAATTTTCATAAATTTTCTTTTCTTAGGATCTTCGGGTCCGTCTGCAAAACCCATACGTCCACCATATGCTGCAGATGATCTGGAAATTAATTCTTCTGTATCTTTTTCTTCTTGTAGAAACTGTAGTCTTTCTTCAGGGTCCATAGCTTCAATCATACGATTTTTCTTTTGCTCTTCATCGTAAAGTTTTTTAATTCCTTCAGCTCCAAGCATAGTTAAACCAACAGGAGTCATGACACTAGGTGCTCTTGCAGCTAAAGCTCCAAGTTTTCCAAATTTTGATAAGCCTTGTAAACCAAAAAAATTACTCATAATTCCTTTTGGTAGTTTACCCGCAATTCTTCTTACTTGTTCAGGTAAAAGTAATTCTGCACCAGCTTGACCTAGATTAGGATCATCACTTAATAATTCAGTTCCTGCTAATGTTAAACCAGCTAAAGGTGACCCCACTGCTCTTACAGTATTGCCTACACCTCTTGCAATTTGTGGAGCATACTTCATACCAAATAAAGTTCCTGCTCCGATAGCTTCTGCTGGTAAACCTGGTTCCTCTGTTTCTTTTTTAACAGGGCTTACATCAGACATCATAGATGCTGATGCAAGTTGATTTTCAATATCTTTATAGGGATCACCTAATTCAACTCTAAAGTCAGGATTTTTTTGAACTAGTTTTTCCATTGTATTTAAAAAACCAGGAATGTTTCCTTTTCTCATTTGTCCTAAACCTCTTAAAGTTAAACCTGAGTTCTGAAGAACATTTTTAAATTTTGGATTTTTTAAAACATCAATCATTTTATTATAAGTATTATCAATTGCAGAAGTTAAATTAGGGTCTTTTTGAATAAATTCTTTAAAGTTAGGATTTTTTTCATATTGAGATTGTAAAACTTTTAATGATTGTGGTGATGTAGTTAATTCTGTAAAGTATTGTCTAAAAGCTTTTTCAGGTTCATAAGTAAAATTAAAATCTTTTGTTGGAGTTATTTTATTGTTAACAATTTTATATGCATCTTTACCTTTTACTTCTGGATAAACTGATTTAGTTAAGTCATTTAATTCTTGTAGATTTTTATCTACATCTATTCCTTGATCAATATTATTTAATAAAGCTTTTCTTTTTGTAGAATAACCTCTCCAACCTAATTCATAATTTCTTGAAGATGTCATTCCCACTAAATTATTTAATCCTCGCATAATATCTTGAGAATTATCCATTTTAGCTATTTCCGCTATACCTTCTGTATGATCTAAATTAAATTTCAATCCTGGATCTAAAGTAGATACATCAAATATATCTTTTAAAAGATCCGACTGTTTAGTCATAAAATTTTTTATAGAAGTTTCACCACCTAAAACTTTTTTTAATTGTTCGGGAGTTAATTTATTTTCTATTTGTTTTAATTTTTGATCATAAATAATTGAAGACCTATTTCTTTTATTAATGTATTTATCCATAGAATCTGGAAAATAATTTTTAATAATGTTAGACCTAAATTTACCGGTTCCTACTTTATCATCACCCAAAATAAACATAACATCTCTTAAATTATCTAGGGTGTCTGCGTATTGTACTTTTAACCCTTCTCTATTTATTGGCGAACCATCTCCATAAAATTTTTTATCTACATTATAATAATCTAGATATTCTCCTACTCTTTTTCTAAGAATTGAATCTGTTTCCATTTTACCTGAATAAAATAATTTTTTAAAAAAATTTTTATAAGCTTGTTCTGGATTATTTCCCTGACTCAAATAAACTCCTGAATTATATTTTTCAAAAGGTATGTTAGAATCTTTTGCTCCAATATTTGGTAAACCATGTCTTAAAATATTTCTTCCTTTTTCTCCAAGAGATGAGGTTTTAACTTTCTTAAATTCTTTTATTAAATCTTTTTCAAATTTATCATAGTCTCTAACACTATATTCATTTATGTTATTATCAAAAAAATTATTTACAAAATTATTTATTTGTTCTGTTTGATTTAAAATTTTTGTTTTTTGTCCAGAAGATTTTAGTTTACCTAAATTAGCTTGTCTTTCATTATAAAAAACATCTGCTTCTTCTTTTGTATCAAATATTTTATTTCCTTCATTAAATCCTGTACCTGATTTTCTTTTACCAAATTCTTTATCTCTATACCTAACATAATATTTATCTTTGTTTTTTCCAGATGTAAATTGTTTGACTCCTGCAAATCCTTCACGTGTACCAAGATCAGTACCATAAAAATTACCACCACCTATTGCAAAGTTTTCTCTATCGGACACTGCAATCTGTTCTGTAACCTTTTCACCTACCTCACCAAAGTAAGGCATTAACATTTGTGTATGTTGTTCTTGTGTGATCTCTCCATCTTTTAATGCTTCATCCATATAACCTTTTAAAATAGCAACACGACTTCTAGGCATTAAACCAGGGGAGGCTTCTTTAAGAGTTTCTATCTTGTCATTGAAAGTTGTTGTAGGTTCAGGTGAACCATTAGCGAAAGCTCTACGCTTCATGTAACCCATCATTTGATTGTAATCGTGAAGTTTCAATTTAAACTCCTAGTATGTGAGGCAACCCACCTGAAGCGTTTTTACTTCTTCTTATTACTTCGTCAAACTTACCTTGGAATTCTAAAGTGTCACCATATTGTTCAAGTAATCTATCATAAGCTTCTGGATCAAGTCTTCTGTTTTCTAACATTTTAATAATTCTACCTGCTGTATCTTTGTCCATGTCCATCATTTGATCTACAAACTCTTCATCTATTTCTGGAAACTTAGCCATTAATTTTTCTTTACTAATTTTAAATCCCGATGGTACTGGTGGTACATCTAAAATTTCTCTTGATTCTATTTTGATAGTGTCTGGTCTGTTTCTAGCTTCAAATTCTGAAATTGCTTGTTGTGTGGTTTTTTCTGGTTGTGGTGCTCTATCTGCAGTTGTGATTGCATCTTCACCAAATCTATTCATAATTTTACCAATAGCACCTTTTAAAGATTCTAGTCCAGATATTGTTTTACCAACCTTTGGTATTTTTTTTATTAATTTTTTAGGATCATCGTTTCCTTCAGAATAACCTATTCTACCACCGTCAGCTTTTTTAGGCTTGCTTACTTGACTAAAAGTTCTGTCATAAAAATCTAAAGTTTCATTTATATCAACACCTTCGTCCTGAGCGTTTGATTTAATCTTTGCCATAGTAGTTCCAAAATCATCTGACTTTGTTCCTGAGTACATTACTTTTGTTAACACATCTTCATCAATACCTTGTTCAATTAAATCATCATACATATTAGATCTAACGACCGCACCCATATCAACATTTTCATAAATACCTTCTCCTACGTCTTCAACTAAATCTGCAACAAATAATTTTTGTCTAGTGGTTTTAGCACCTAGTTCATCAATGATACCTTTAGCTTTATTTAATTTCCTTGCATTGTCTTCTAGTGTAAATGCAGACATTTCATCTTTAGTTACAAATGGTCTATCTAAATCTGGTTTTGTTGGAAGATCATCTACGTTATCAAAATAACCTTTACCAAATTTTTGATCTACAAGATTTTGTACAACGTCTTCATCTCTTATTGTAAAATCTTCTAGTTCCTCAAATGGGGTATTCATAATTTCATCGACTCTTTCAGATTTAATACCATATTTTTCTGTGGCTTCTTTTTTTACTCTTTGTTTATCAATTTCATTTTTTGCTCTAGCTTTAGGGTCATCAATAAAAGTTACACCTTTGTTGCTTGGAGCCTGACTCATAATTCCAGTATCAAGTGTTGAAATGTTTTCACCTTGTGATGTAATTTTTTTCTTAGCCTCTTCCATAATCATCTCTTCTTCGATTGGATTAGGTTCTCTTTTAGTTTGTGATGTAAAACCTTTTTTAAGGGCGTTATAAGCTGCCGTTACCGTTTTGTAAATTTTACCAACTTTTGGTATTTTATCTATAGCCATTAATAATACGTCCTCTGTTGCGGAGGTATTGAATCCTCCTCATAATCTTCAGGGTGTTTAATTAAACCACCCTGTCTAAATCTCATAACAGCTTGGGTCATAGAGTCCACTAGATCATCATGGTCTCCATAAGGAAAAGCTGCACATTCCTCAATGACTTCTTGCGCAAAGTCCATTTCTTTGGGCGCCCATATCAGTCCCGACTCAAAGAGCGGAGATACTGCGTTTACCCTCGTGTGTTTATCGTTACCACGAGATGGTGAGAAATTTATAACAGGTATCCCCATTTTCCGCAACTCATAAGTTAAAGGGAGCCCTGATGCCTTACTCTCGATTATAACTGTTTCCGGATTCCAGTAGCCGTATTGTTCTAATGCAATACGCCGGAGTTCAGGAAATTCATAACGACCCTTTAATGAATCAAGTAATATTAAACTAGGTGGTGCATCTTCGTTTTCTGTAAACACACCCCAAGTGGTAATAGCAGAATAATCGGCAGTTTCTTTTTTCATAAAAGCTGTATCGTAAGATTGTATAATGTGTTGCAGTGGAGGCATGTCTTCCTTTTCCCAATCTCTCCACCATTCACGTTTTATTAATGCACCTTCTTCTGAAGTAGGATTCTGCATATACTGTGCATTCCATTTAGTCAGAGGGATAGAAGCCTTTACTGATTCTAAATCTTCTAACTTCCAATACTCTGGCCATACAGGTTTACCTGATGGCATGATTGCAGGGAATTGTACAATCTCCCACTGATCAGCTTTAACTCCTTTTTGAGCTTTTAATAATCTTCCTGTTAAATCTTTTTCATTCCATCTTGTCATAATGACAACAATCGATCCACCAGGTTGAAGACGTTGACGTGGGCCAGAAGTATACCACTCGTAAGTTCTATCTAAAGCTTGGTTGTTCATAGCATCTTGCTCAGTATGTGGGTCATCAATAATTAGTAGATCAGCTCCCCGTCCAGTGATTGCTGAACCTACACCGGCAGCATAATATTCTCCACCTTGTTCGGTTTCCCATTTACCAGCAGCCTGAGAGTCAGGGTTAAGTCTAGTTTTAAATACTTGTTTGTATTCCGGTGAGTCCATCAAAGATTTAGCCTTACGACCAAACCTTACAGATAATTCAGTTGTGTTAGTTGATTGAATAATTTTTAGTTTAGGATTTCTACCAACCATCCAGGCAGGTAAAAGGTAAGAACCAAATTCAGACTTAGTATGCCTAGGTGGCATATTAATAATTAATCTTTTAATTTTACCTTGAGCAAGTCTATCAAACTTATCAGCGATTGTTTTATGGTGATTACCTTCAATAAAGTCAGGCCAAACATGTTTTACAAAATCCATAAAGTTATTCTGTATTCCAGCTGTCTTTTTCTTTTCTCCGTACTGTGCAGCCAATAATGAAAATTGTCTTCTAACGTCAGCAGGTAATTTCTCGAAGTTCTTTAGTTTATCTTTATCTATCATTTGAAAAATTTTTTCTAGAAAATTTTTACACTATTTTTTTAAAAAGTAAAAAAGTATTATAAAGCTTTAAATGTAAGAAACACGGCATAAAGGGTATAGTCTGGGACCCCTTTTATTTTTATATAAAAACAATTATTTAATTAAGTTTAAAAGTAGGGAGAGCCCTGGTACCTCTATGAGTTACCAGGGCAAGAAAGGTTGGCTCTAGTCTAGTAGAACCATGTATGCCTCAGCATTGTGTTGTCTGAAGTAGTTTATATCTTTACGTACTTTGTCCCAAAGCTTTGACGTACCGTCAACGCCTGCTGCTTTGTCCTCTAGTGTAGCTGCTAACTCATTGATGAATATTCTATCATGAATGATAGACTCTTCCTTGGTTAACATAATAGACTCGCCATTCATTCTGTTCTTACGTTCTTCTGTTTTGTTGTCTGTGTTTGTTTGTGTCATATATACCTTTCTGTTATAGGATTATCCTATTCTACAATCTGTCCGTTGTCAACCCTTTCAATAGTAGTATATGAACGATAACCTGTGTCATCTGTTACCTTGTGATAACCTTGGCTCTCGCGTCTGTGTCTTATAAACTCAATCGGTCGACCATGTTCAATGTTTTCCATGTTATGATCAAGCCATTCATGTTTACAACCTTGACTACAAAAATATGTATCAGAACCACTTGGGGTCCAACCCCATTGATTAGGTGTTCTGTCCATTGTTGAGTATGCATACTTACCTCTAATCACACCTCTAGATTTTAAAAACCTGTCATTAGTAGTTCTGGTATGGCATGTTGGTCCTTGGCAAAAATGTTTATTTGGCATTAGTACCTCACTTTCCAACTGCCACTTGCAGTTCTATATCCTTGTTTATCTAAATCAAAGTAAGTGATTAATGCAGTTCCAATTTTGCTTGTCCAATATCTGCATTTGTCATCAAACTTACCAAACCTTGTAACAACTTCTCCGTTTGCTTTTTTAAATGTTATTCTAAATGTTTTGTCTTTTATCATGTTTTATTCCTTTCTAGTTATATATGGGAGTATATATTATACTCCCATATAGTCAATCTTTAATTTAAACTTTCTTCATATTGTTTTCTTGCCAATATTTTTGCCTCTCTTGTGTTAGCTGATTGTTTGTTCTTCATGCCTTTAATCATACTAGCCAAGTTGCTTGGGTTGTAGATAGTCAATCCTGTTGAGTTGGTTCTAATTAACTCTGCCTCATCAACTTGTATTCCAAGTTCAGTTGCAAGTTCAATACCCTCGCTAAGATATCTGTATGCTTTCAATCCAATCTTTAATTGGTCGCATTGTTTTTGAATTGTATCAATCCATGTTTGGTGTTTAGATACAACATTAGCTTTTGCAATTCGCCAATTCTCAAATTGAGTGTAC